AGTTTATCACAATTAGCTAGGGCAGCAGGAATCCATCTAGTTATTGCCACACAAAGACCAAGTGTGGATGTAATTCCTTCAATAATTAAAAGTAATTTGCCAAGCAAAATAGGGTTTTATTGTTCAAATACACGCACTTATTTAACGTTTTTAAATACAAAGCCACCGTATGAATTGTTGGGTAATGGAGATGGAACAATGTGTTTAGGAGGTCAAATGGAAGAACATGTTAGGTTTCAAGGTTGTTTAATTATCGATGATATAAATGATGATGGACTAGAAGGTAAATTGATTAGGAGTATAGCAAGAAAAATTACTCAGAAGAAGGTGAAATTTGACTTACCTGAAGTTGAGGAAGCAGTTGAAGAAAGTGAATTGGATAAACTAAAAAGAATTATAGCTACTACAGGAGAAACAAGAGTGTCACCTTTACGTAATTTAATGAAAATAAATATAAATAAATTGAATGATTTAATGAAAGAATTGGTTGAGGAGGGGTGGTTGGATGCTCCAAAAACTAAGCAGTCGGGGTATAAATTGATTGTTAGCGAAGAAGAAAAGGTAAAGTGGTTGAATTGAGAGGTTCTCATATATTAAAAAGTTTTATAAATCCCTATCAGAAATCAAAACTGTATAGGGATTTATAAAATGTTTGTTCTTTAATTAACTACGTTGTGCAATAATGAGCTTCAAACCTTCGTAATCGCCAACAGTCATCGTACCATTATCAAATTTATCAAGCCACGACTTATCAATCAGGTTTTTATCTACAGTTTGTTTGAGGTGGTTTCGTACTGCTGCCTTTGTTGTCTCGTTCGTAAATTTCATTGTATCATCATCCCTTTCATTATCGGTAGTTGGTGGTTTAATGTTGATATTACTATTTAAATTACTTAATTCATTTTGTATTCTGTTTAGGAAATTGCTCCAAGATTTATTGTCTAAAATACGATGAGGACAGTATTTGCCGTTCCAATCTTGGTGTTTTTTAACCCTTTCGATACCCCATTTACGTTCATGTAGTAATTGGGCAGTTAATTTAATTGCATTTTCTTCTGCCTTTATGTATCTAACTCCACCTGATTTAGAGTAACAAATTTCAATACCAATACTTTTTTTATTACCATTACCTTGACCATCTCCACAGTGCCACGCATTTCTATTTAAAGGTAATCCTTGAATTACTTCAATATCATCCACAGCAAAATGATATGACACCTGATTATTGTTACTAATCATGTAAAGAATTTCATTATTAGCAGAAGCATCGTTAGCTGTATTATGAATGGTGATATATTCAGCATTCATGGAATAAGGACACTTGATGCTATATTTAATTTGAGGAACTAAATTTTGTCTAATAGCTACCACTCAATATCATTCCTTTCTTTTCCTAGAAGCCTTCAATAAATAATAAGTGATACAAAATAGTACCAATCCAATAAATGATTTATTTCTTAACATTACTTTTAGATCGTAATCGATTCATAACTAAGTCGCTATCACCAACACCTTTAGTGGTGAAATCTACTATTGCTAAATAAATGAATGCCCCTAAGTTAATAAATGTGTATGGATTCTTCAAAGCATCTAAAATTAAACCACCTAATTTACTCCAACTTGTTACATCTTCAAAAGACATGTCTGCCATTGCAAACAAGTTAGTAAAGAATACAATTCCAATAGCAATCCAAAACTGAGGGTTGTAGATACGTACTTTCCAGTTAATTCTCATATTTATCAATTCCTTTTTTATGTATTTATTACCGCAATCCCAAATAAGCTAACAACGCAGCTAGAATTGCGATACCTATATATTTAGGAGCATCATTAGAAATAAAGGCAAGGACATCAAATTTACCTCTATTGCTATTTTGGTTATTATTTTCTCTTACATCTTTTAATTCATTTTCAAGACTATTCAAATCTTCTCTCATTTCATCTGAGGATGTATTTAAATTAGTTAAGTTTGAATTTATACTTGTTAAAGTACTAGAAAACTCTTTCATTTGTAATTGACTATCTTTAACTAATCCCATCAATGTTTCTTGATTTGCAGTTAATCGATGGAGAGCTACATTGTCATCCTTTAATCTGTTAATTTCATCTTTATGATCTTCTAGGATGACTTCTACTCTAGCTAATCTTTCCCCATGCATTTCATTACTCAATTTAATCACCGACTTTTCTAAAAGATAAAAGAGTAGGGAAGATTAAACTCACACCTACTCTAATAAAATGTATATATTATAAAATCACTTCACGTACACCAGAGAAGTTATCTGGTTTTGATTTTAGTTTATCAATAATTGCTTTCTCTCGTGTTTCAATTAATTTGCTGTATTCCTTAGCAATAAACTCAGTATCATCACCATACTGTACAACTTAAAACGACTTAGTGATAGGGAAGTCAGATGGCATATACTTATAGGATGCACCTTCATTAACTAAGGTAACTTCTTTAGAAGTAGGGGTAGTCGTACCATCACCATTATCAATTTCTTCTGTTACAGTTTTCTTAATTAAAGCAGAGACATCAATACGTTGCTCTCCATAATCACTAAATAGTTCCTTATCTTCGGGAGTTAATTCAGCAATATCTGCAATCACTGTATAAATATTATTCTTTAAATCATCTGTAAATACTAGCTTCATTAGTGCGATTCCTCCGACATTATGTATTTATTCAAACTTCGTCATTCGTTATCTCTTTAGCCATTCTTTGTAACAACCTTATGTATTCCAAGATTTCTTTCTGTGAATATTTCTTTAAAATCACATTGCTTAGTCGTTCATCATGAATGGCAATTTCAACATAGCGTTCAATCTCAGTTTTTCCGTTTGTTTCTAATTTCTTAATAGTAGGGGTGATTACTTGATAAATATCTTTTTCAATTGGTAATTTTGCAGATTGAATTGTTTCGTTATAAGTTATATATTCTACTTGTACTGACACTTAAACACCTCCTAGATAATATATGTCTTTTATATAAATTCATAAAAACACGCTACTCAATTGAATAACGCTTACTGAACAATATGGAACTATCATTCACTAGCTAAAATAGCAATCTCACGTTCAGCAATCTCTAACGCCACATACGGTTGTAACGCTTCGGGTTTAACATCTTCAACCGTACGTACTTCTCCCATTACAGTAGTTGCATAGGCTTTAACAAGTCGTTTTTGTACTAAAGTTAACCCTTCTAAATGTTTTTCACTCATTGTATAACCTCCAATTCAGTGAGCATTGTAGCAATTTTAATTTCCAATTCCGCATTAGCGATTTCTTCAGGAGAAGGTTTTAATGATTCCAACAATTGTTGTGCTTCACGTTCTGCCCTTTCGTCTTCTGTTTCTCCTTCAATCCATTCTGAACCTGTCCATTTCTTTTTCCATAAACCAACAGGAATATCGATTACGATAAACCCCTGCTTATCTTCATCAAGAATATTACCATTTACATCTACATCGGCTGTGTGTATTTCTAAAAGAAATCCTTGTTCATCTATTTCGTAAACCTGTTTTTTCACTGTGAACTCTCCTTCCTACACTAATAAGAATGAAACATTGATATTTATCATCCCACCAGAGTTTATACCAGACGTAGTATGCAAAGTAAATGTACCGTTAAAACCGATGTATCCATGTTCGTAATAGTTACCATAATTAGGAGAGTATATAGTAGTAGGAATAAAACCTTTTATGGGTCTATAACCAACCGGTAAGGTGAAAACGGCAGTAGGTGGAGATGTTTGAGTTGCTTTTAATTGACCACTAACATGTACAACATCACCTTTTTTAACGTAGATAAAAGATCCAGGTGATGAAAAATCCCATCCTGCATTTAAAGTAGGGGTTTGTCTATATCCAAAAATCAGTTCTTGCATTACAACTGATGTTGTTGCTACTCCTGTACCTGTACTATTAATAACATCGTTCACTGATGATGTTATTCCATCGGGTAATCTATACCAAGTACCCCAGTCAGTTGTAAATCTACGATTGAAATGACCCACTATCCCATTAGGGAACGCTACTACATACACAACCTTTTGGTATACATATTTATCTGCACCTTTGAACACCTCTATCAATACACTTTCTGAACCATTTAATGGGAACCCCCTAGAAAATAATGCATTGTTCGAGTAATAAAATCCTGTTTCTGTTAAATCATTTAAATGCCCTGCTGAATATTCTTTAAGGTTGCTACTTCCTGTTTCTATTTCTGACCAATCCGTACCATCATTTATTCCTAATTTACCATCGAAGTACCGTATACCGTGTGCACCATCTTCTG